AGAGTCGCAGCTTTAACAGCACCACCCGCTGAGTTGTCTGATGCAGTTTCTGTCGTAGGACAGTTGCTGCTGACGTAGATGGGAATACCGTACAGCTCACCCATCAGACCATTCTGGACACCCTGACCTGATACGAAGTCAGAAGACACATATCGATCAATGCCCATGATGGCATTCTTCAAGCTTGGTGGAATAACGAACGCTCTCTGGTCGAAAGGAACGTCAGCATCGTCCATCTTCTGGATGATGTCGCGGAAGCAAGCATCTGTGAATACGTCTGAAGAAGTTACAGTGTCTGTCGCAAAGGCAGTCAGGCCAGTTGAAGCATCGCAGTACCAGGAGGCACTGTGAGTCCAGTCTGAACCATCGCCATCACCAGCAGACTTGCCCAGGTTGTGAAGATCAGTGTCGATCTGCTTGGCTAACTGATAACCAGCATCCTCAACATAGAACTGACGCTGGGTGTCAAGACCCTGGATGTCAGCACGATCTTCCATCAGACGGGTGTATTCGTAATGCTGGTTAACAACAACCTGGATTTCACCTTCGGTGTTGTTTTGTATAGTTACAGCAGTGCCAGCAGACTTAGCTGTAACAGCTCCACGAGTGGGAGCAGGAATGTGCATGGTGTCACCTTTGCGTCCGGTGAAGTCCATGTTTTTTACGAGATCAGCTAGAACGAGTTTTGACTCGTAAGCTGCTTTGACCTCGTTACTCCAGATTTCTGGAATAAATACTGCTTGAGTCGTGGTGGTTTGAGCACCACCCATTGCAGGATATACGGAAGTTGCCATGTCAATTTACCTTTGAGAAAAAGTTAATCTTCAATGACTCTCCCTTGCTCATATAAAGTGCCGATAGCGCCAGAGCGGACGAGAGAATCATATCTCTTTCGATCTTCTTTCATGAGCTTTCGCAAGGAGCTTGCAAGAACCTTCTTGCCAGCAGGTCTGTCGCTAGATGCAGAAACCGAACCTGTCGATGCTGCTTTCACTGCGTCCTGCCTTACTTCCTGCGTTGGTTTACTGTTGGCATTCTTAAATCGAGTTACTAACTCAATTGCCAGATCGATATTCTGCGTTGCCGTGACCTGATCGAGAGTAGCCTTAGCCAACGCATCTTTCTGGACAAAGGTCGCAAAGTCAGCAGAGTCCATAACTTGCTGCCAGTCTGGATGGACGGCAGTAATTTTCTCTCTCTTGCGCTCTGCTTCTTGCTGCTGAACCTTCTGTTCTAACGCAGCAAGCTTCGGATCGCTTGAGATCGTCTGCTTAATTGCTTCCTCTGGATTGCCGTAATAATCCAGCTCTTTAGGCTTCTCTGGTGCAGTCTTGGCAAGTTGCCCAGCGATATATTGATCAGCAGCTTTAAGTGCAGCAATTTCATCTCTGGCTCTTTTAACTTCCTGAGATTGCGCTCCAACCATGCTTTGAGTCTCTGCAAGCATCTTCTCAAGCTCCTCACGGCTCTTGTTCCCATACTTTGACTCAGGTTGTGGTTGTTCTTGCTGCGGTTCCTCTTGAGGCTTTGTTAAGTCCTCGATCTCTTCTACTGACAATAATTCGTCGGATTTATCCTGCTGCGCCTGTTCAGCCATTAGTTTTCCTCAATGAGACCCTTGCGGGTTGCCTCAGATAAATTAAGAAGACCCAGGGGAAACTAGTCCTGGGCTGCCTTCCGCTCTGCTTTAATCTTGTCCTGGCGATTCCTTGCCCAATTCCTGGTTGCAGACGGAAAATGTCCGCTAATAGGATCGAGCACTGGCCCACCATAACTGACGATGCGACTGGCTTCTGTCCCGCAGATAGGACAGGGCAAAGCTTTCAGATTCGTATCCACAAAGGCTTCGAAATCGTGTCCAGATGGACAGTTAAAATCAAAAAGTCTTCGAGCCACGCTCTTCCGCTTCGTTTTCCAGAGACACCGGCCGATCCAACAACCAGGTCAGTGCCTTGATATATCCTCGATGGAAATCCAGGGACTGGTTGGCTGGTATCAGATCGACAGAGTTATGTACTGCAAACTCGTCTTCAGCATCGGCTGTGAGCTGTTTCCAACCCTCTGAATTGAACATCGCTTTTAAATCAGCGTAATACTGCTCAAATTCAGCATCAGTCATGCCTTCATTAGAGATTTCGTACATTGACCAATTCTGACGAACAGAATCAATAAGGAAACATACTCAGAGGAATCAACTTGCTACGGGGAGTTGTGCGATCTGCTGCTCTCGTAATGATTGCTGTGTTTGCTGTGCATTCCTGAGCCGATCAGTGATGTCAGAGTTCACAGAGCGTTCTTTGATAGCAAGTTTTGCTGACTCAATGAGACGCTTGTCTTCCCTGGTCAGGTTGCCATCGGCTTGAGCAGCCTTAGTGAGTACATTGATGCGATCATTCTCAAGCTTCGGAACCATTGCTCGAACTTCAGCTTCGTTCCTTCTTGCTCTTGATTCGCTCTCTCTCGCATTAGCAGTGAAGGCTGCAGTCTGAGCTGCCTGATACTCGATTTGAGCTTGAGCTTGAGCCTGAGCGATCTCTGCTTGCTGTGGATCGGGCTGACTAGCCTGCTGCAAGAGTTGCTTGAGCTCTTCTCTGTTTGCCAGATTCATGTTCTCGATGATTGCTTCGACCAGGAGCGGATACATAGGCGTATCGGTTCCCATAGTCTGCAGCAACTGAACGAGCTGAGTGACTTCGTATTCCCTGGCGATAATGCCCAGGCTAGAAGTGACTTCGAAGGTGTAGTCAGCAACCGGATAGCTCTCAGGGTCGAGCTGCATATACCTCACTGCAGACATCTTCACCATTGGGATCAGAAACGAGTCTTGGAAGTTTACAAGCGTTCTCTTATGACGCTTGATAATAGCTCCCAGGCCCATTGAGATACCTGCAGCAGTCGCTTCTCCGTTGATAGACCCCGGTATACCCGCAGAATCAATCGCTCCTGTGGCCGTTTGTAGCATCTTCTGCAAAGCATCTGCCTGAGCAAAGGAAATATCACTGACATTTCCAAAGTCAAAGGGCTGTAAAACCTCAGCAGGGTTGCCGTTAGTGAGAATTGTTCGACCAGGACGTATCTGAATGCCCCCATCTGCCCCTCTGAGTGACCTGGGCATCCTGGTGGCATCCATTGCCATCATCGGAGCATTAGTCAGTGCTAAGGCATCAATTCTGGCCCTTATCTCAGTGTCGAGAGCCTTCTGGGAGTGATACCCCTTCTCACAGACACCTCGACCCCAGAATCGTCCAGGAATGACATCCCAGGGAAACGCAATGACCGGCCTATCCTTCAAATAGAAGGGGTTTTCGTCTGCCTTCAGAATCGTAGTTCCGTTGGCAATAACGATCATTGTCTCAACGTAAAACGGGCCATCGTCACCCATCTCGCCCAGGACTTCTGGGGTGTCTGCCAGTATCTCAGCAACTGCTTCATCGATTTCATCGAGCACTCGATCTTGGTTCTTGAAGGTTTCTAAGAGATGTCTCGGGCAGAGACCATAATATTTTGTGAGACGAACCTTGTCCCTGGGCTGTTCCGTCAAAGTATGGTCAGCGTCGAGGATCGAATCACCGTTTCCGTTCGCAGTGACAGGAGTGTCCAGATAAACACCCTGCTCTTGGAGCATTTTAATCTGATGAGGTGAGACGTATTCGTCAATCGCAACACCCAGAGCGTCATCCACACTGGTTGCAGCCGGATCGATACGGAAGTTCTGTGGCTGGACTGGATTCAGCTTCACGACAACCCTTTGCCGCTCTTCAGTACCCTGCTCTGCTCCGATTTCAGTCACTCTGACTGTTGGAATCAGCTCTGTGACGTTCTCAACCACTAATTCCGCGATCCCAGTGCCATAAACCGCACTATTGATCAAAACCTCACCAACATTCTTGCGAGTTTGGCTTTTCTTGAAGTCTTCGTTGAGCTTGTCCCGCAGATATTTGATTTTTGCCTTTTCCTGAGCAGCTTGGGCTTGAGACATCTGCATCATCATGGCTTCTTGCTCATTTTGCGGAGCTACTTCAGGGACTTTGATGTCATCGCGGATGTCGAAGAAGTTTCCTCGACCAAATGTCGCTTCTTCGATCTCAGCAACACTAGATTCAACTGCTTGCTGCAGTGCTGGGGAGATTATTCTGCTGCGTTCTGAGTTGTTTTCCTTATCCTCTTGCGCCCATTCTCCGCGCCAGAGACGATAGTATTCCTTGTGCCGATTCTCATAGTTGGATCGATAGTGATCTTCCCACTCATCAACCTTGCCAATAACCCAACCTTCCAGGGTATCAGCATGATAATCGCCATAATCTTCCATCAGTAACCCACCGCAGAATCTGTGAACACAGCTTCGTCATCATATTGGAACTCGGAGAAATAACTCTCATTAGCTAATTGATCAACATACGCAAGGGAATCAATTAGATCGTCGTGAGTTAGCTGATCAGGAAACTGGAAGAGTTCATCAAGGAATTGGTCGTTCCAATCCCCTCTGTTAAGGGTGATCTGACCGTTCTCAAATCTGCCCTGCAATGCCCAGATGATCCTGGCTGTCTTGTTTTGATTGCCGTGAGTGAGAAGCTGAATGTGGAAGTATCTTGCCCTCTGAGCCATTAGATCGCGCAGAGGAGACATCACTGCCTGAGCAGCAATACCCCTTTCGATCCCGACAGACACTGGCTGATGAGAT